AGTCTGTAGTAACACCCACCGACCCTCCACCCGCTCCCCGACCGGGACCGTTATCGCACTGCCAGCGCCGTTTCGGTTGGAACGGTACCACCCGTGGTTGTCATACCACTTCTCATCCTCCGGGTCAGAGTATCCAGTGACGCTGGAACGTTTGGCGGAGAGTATAGGATTCGAACCTATGCGCCACTTTCACAGCGACAGTTTAGCAAACTGCTGCCTTAACCACTCGGCCAACTCTCCATAAATCTAGTTGCTCTACCATATTGAAACACACTATGCCACGCTCTGAACCTGGACTCTTAGTAATGTGCTTCAATATGGTACACCGTACGAGATTTGAACTCGTGTACCCGCCGTGAAAGGGCGGTATCCTAACCCCTAGATGAACGGTGCATGAAATCTTGAAGGTTCCTATAAAGCCCATCGTCACCTACAACCATTGGGTAGTTTCCTACCATCTGATCTAATGCTAACAAGGAACTGACTATTACATGATGCCGAAGTCACGTTACTGCATCAAACCCTTGCTGAACCCTTGCGGGACGACTCGCACTCAATCGTTTTAATCTAGAAGTGATAACACAAAATACAGTTTAAATGATAATGCATTAATGGTCAACCAACTGCCGTACTTGTCTAAAACTTTGTTGCATCAATCTGGCACGTTCGAGCTTGGCTTCAAGCAACTCTGCCAATTGCTTGGTAGTGAGTTCGTGCTGAGATTTCTGCGATTGTTTCTGATCTTGTTCCTTCATGGTACCTTGTAAAATTATTTGTCATTGTGCTTTGAGTTCATTTTCTCAATGCTCTCATCAAACTTCAATCCAGCCAGTGCTGTGACATATACAAAATAACAAACAACTGCCACTGCCATGATCAGCACTGCCCAGTTAGGCAAATAACTCAACAAGAATCCCACTAACAATCCACTGCCGATTACGCCCAGAGTAATTGCTGCTGCTCTAAGTTTCAAATTCATTTTGTATCCTTTCAATAAATTGACTGCTGAACCTATATTTTACTTGAAGTTGTGTATCAAGTCAACCTCAGATTATGTAGGTCCAGTAGGGCCGTTGCCATTTTTAAAACCTATAGTACCACCTTCTGCCTCAATACGTTTGATAACATCTTCAAACAGTATAGGTGTAAAGTCTGTTTGCTCCACGCATACGCAATGATAGCGGGGATCAATCTGCCACTCGCCCCATGCTTCGGACATTACACGATTGGCATGCAAGTGTCCGTGTATGTTGGTGCCAAATCTTCCCAAACTATCGGTATGGATAGGAATATGACTCAGTATCATTCCGTTCATAACATGGTACGCACGTAGTTCACGGAAATACTTTCTATATTCGTCATCACGGAAGATATCGTGGTTACCGCGTATCAGAACCTTGTCACCGTTTAGGCGAGCCAGTGTAGCTAATGCTCGGCGATTGATAACAACATCTCCTAGGTGATAGACTTTGTCGTTAGGTCGAACACGCTCGTTCCAACGCTTGATCATTTCTTCGTCCATGTCCTCTGGGTTGTCCCAAGGACGTAGTTTGGTCACCCCGTCGTTGCGCATAAAACGGCAAACGCCTGCGTGTCCAAAATGTGTATCGCTGACTAAAAATACTGATGGCATATTGTGCTCCTGTTGCAATTTTAACAACTAACTCAACTATACTGCTATTATAGCAGACCACCAATAATTGGTCAAGTGCCGAGATTTTGTATATATTTTGCTAAGTCCCCATACAATGCTGCCATCATTGCTTCGCGACTGCCAAAAAACACAATGGTACGTTTTGGCCCAATGTAGTAAGGCATGGTGATACTGCGATCCAACTTCAACAGCATCAACTTGGTGAGAGGTTGTTTGGTTGGTAACTCATGAGTATAACATTCTAACTCAGCATGATCACGAAATGCAATCAGTCCGGTATCAGTGAGACGTAGCCCACCTTCGGCACGTAAATTTTGCCACCAATGCAGCATGGCCGTTTCAAATGATATCTGATGTTCAGCAGGAATTACTTCTAAAACTCGTTGTGTGATTTCAGCCCGTCGTGCCATTGGGGAAAATCCTTTCCCCAGCCGTGAGCAACACCACTGAAAATTTATCAGTTTTGAACTGCGTGTTGAGCTTTCGAGCCAAGTTAATGGCATGTCCGGGATTTGAGAAACTTACTTTTTTGTACTTGGGTCCAGGAAATTGTTGCAGCATGTTTGAAGTCTTGAGATTAATTGGAGTACTATCAAAGAACACAGCCCAAATACCGTCAGATGCCAACACCTGCTCGGTTTTGTAAGTGGTCTTGTTGGTTAGTTCAACTAATACTTGAGGTTTGGGTCTAGACAACGGAATCTCCAATAATATAACACTATTATTTAGTCCGTAATCTGAGCACTTTTAGAACGAGCCGCCTGTGAACTCCACTTGTATGGCTTCTTGCTTTTTGTCTGTTTGTTCACGTAGTTCCTGAACTTGCAACAGTAACTTGGTTATGTCAGCATGGAGATCTTTGGCATCCTGCATGGGCATTGCAAATTCTCGAGCTGCACGTGATTCGTGTGCTTTGATGCGATCTACAAAACGATTGATGTGTAAACTCATTGGGCTTCTTCCTTGGTTTTAAATGGACCTCGATAAGTGTATCGCTGCAGTGTGATAAGTTTGGGATTTTGTACTACGTCCCAGCTGCGATTTTGTTGCAAAAGATACCAACCGGCCGCATGCCATGATTTTGATTTGCGTGTTTTGGTAAACAATGGCAATTGCTTTTGAACTTCAAAAATACCATTGTAGGCTCGGCAGCCAGTACGAAATCCATAGATTTCATCTTGTGCAGGACTAGCGGTTTTGACTGCAGGCTCAAAGTTAATACCCACACGCTGACGCATCATGCGCATGGATTTAAAACTATGTATTTGATTGTTGATCTTTACCTGAAAGCCATCACCAGTGGCTTGAATATTACCTATTTTTTCATCATTGTGTCGCAGTATCCAATACTGGTTGGGTACCACGGGTTTGGCTATTATCATCAAGAACTCCTTTGTATGTAGCGTTGAGCCATTGAGCATATTGCTCAGCTGACTCAGAAATCTTTAGTAAGTCATAGCGTCCACAAAATTTCATGAAACGTACACCTACTTGCCCGATGTCTCGGTGTGAGATCTGCTGGGCAATGGCCTGATCCACTTTGTTTTTAATCTCTGCAGGTTGTGCTGTGAGATCCACTAGTGCAACATTGCGATGATAGTCATCCAACACACGATGTTCTACACCGTTGTGATCTGCCCACTTCTGCAACATTAAATTGTTCCACGCATAGCCTTTTGTATTGCGATCTGCATAGGCCTCTTGCAGCCCAACTTTGTTCTTAGTGCCTTTGGTCCTAACGCCCGGATAGGCCGAGAACACATTATCCGACGCATCGCCTCGCATACATTTTTCGAAGAGAAGCCACGAAGGATCTGGAACGGTCTTAGGTGCTTTGGTTTTTTTGTCAATAATCTGTTTGCCCTTGGCATCAAAAATTCCTTCTAATGTGATGAGCTCGTCGGTGATGCCGTTGAACTGCTGAACGTTGGGTGCTAGAAGTTGTACAAAGTCTGTGTCAGAACTTACAATAAAATGTTGATCTTGGGGATGTAAAGCAATCCAGCGAGCAATGATGTCGTCAGCTTCGGCTTCAGGGTGCCGTACCACAGAGCAGTTGGTCTGCTCACCTAAGTATTTAGTGAACAGATCAAAGGTTTCCCAGAACAATTGATCTTCTTCTTGTTCTTTTTCTGTCAGTGCAGCACGGGCCACAGCCCGGTTCTTTTTGTAGGGTTCGTAGAAATCCTTGCGCCAGCTACGCCCTTCCAGCGCAAATATCACATGATCGGCAGAGAATTTCTTGTGGACTTTGTTGATTGCTGCCAGTGTGATATGCAAAGCATACCCTATTTTTTCTTCGGCACTGGTGGCACGAAAAGCCACGTGTCGGGCACGAAAGAACATGTTGGCAGTATCAATGAGTAAGTATCGCATGATTATATTATGTTGTGAGTACGTACATATTGTAGCACATGATTGGCCCAAAAGCAATGAGCATCCGCACCAAAATGCCAACTATCAGGCTTTACTGTGGCAAAGCCGTTGTTTTTCAGCACATTATTGTAGGTCTGTGTAGAATCATAAGGTGCAAGGTAATGATTGCCCCAATCCTGTTGAGTTGTTATTTTGCTAAAATCCGAATTGCCATTAAACATCACATAGCGTATATTGAGCTGCTGTAGCTCTTGATGAAATTCCCAAATTTCACTATGAGCTTGTTTGATACATTGTTGCCAGTCAACCTCGGCAACGAATTGACGGTAGCGTGATTGTAGATTTTCTGGCACATGATCTATACCTGACGCATTGACTTGATAGTACACACCCTCATCCAACCATTCCTCGCGTTCCCATGTTGACCATTGGATGATCATAAAGGTATCTTTTAAGGCCTGTGGAGTTTGTTCGGCAATCCAACTGCGTGTGGTACGCATGATACGTTGATTTGAACTGGCTGCTTCGGCATCGCACCAAAGTACCGCGTACAGAGCATTGGCTATTTCACACCCATAGCTAACACGTTCGTTTTCAGGATGTGGGCGTCGTCCCAAGCCCCAAAAGAATGGATCATCTTCGGCAAAGCAATGTGGATTCACTGCTTCAGCAGCAGCACTGTGGCTGTCGCCATTTACGTAAATTATCATTTATTTGTCATTGATTAGGTGAGTGTACTTTAACAAAAACATTGTACGCATGGATTCACTGTAAAAGTCAAGCATGATGTTTTGATCAATAGAGTAAGGTCTTTCGCCAAACGCTTCATTGACAAATTCTGGGTGGTCAGTATACTCTGTATGTTCTCTTGGAGTGAACCCCAAGACTTCTCGCATCTTACTGCGAAGCATTAGCACACTGGGAGTGGCCTGGTATTCTTTGACCATATGCTCGCGTATGATGCGCCACTGCCGAGGAGTAAGTTTAATTGGTTTCATTGATCACTCGCTCACTGAATTTCAACGCAAATAATAAAGCATCATCGGAGTCCGTAAATTCAAACTCCATGGCGCGACTTGTTGGATGAAACATAAATCTGTTACCAGGAAGTCCAAACATTTCCACAGTCCAACCGTAGATGTCGGCATGAGTGATATGAGTGTCTCCCTCTCTCCAACTCAAATGCACCGGCGTCATTAGCTTACTTCACTGCGTCCGTCACCAAGGTCCTTGCTGCGAACATAGCGTTGTGGATTCATTGCTTGTTCTTGTTCGTAAGTCTCTAACACTACATTACGACAAACATTTTGAAACCAACGATCTACGATATTGGCGTCTGAGTCCTCTTTTTTCATCATGTATCCTGCACGTACTAAATTGGATATAAACTTTTCGTTCCAATCTAATTCAAAACTTCCTTGATGCAAATTTTCCGGATCAATGTCCAGTCTAAGGATAGCAATGTATGGTTCATCCCGTTCGTTGGCCAGTTCTTTGGCTGTTTTTGGCGGCAGTGCTTTTGTACGAGGCTCCGAAACTGGCTTTGGTGGTTTTTTTGGTTTAAAAAATTTATCTAATAATCCCATGTCAATGACCTTTTAAATTTAGTTATTGGACTCGTCAATCCGGCCCCAGCGTATCTTGAGCCATATTCTTTCATGAATGTAATAATCAATACTTAATAAAATGTGTAGTGCTGTGGCAAATCCAGTGGCACTGCTGATATCGCCAGTAAACAAATATGTCCAGAAGATTGTAAATACCCATGCAGTCAAACGATAGGTCAGCATCCTGACTACGGTTCTTTGTTTTGTTTCAGTCATTAGGTTCCCCAGGCGTTGCGCCAGATATCTACTTGCAATCTGGGACTGTATCTATAACCATGTTTCATAGCCAGTTCGGCCACTTGTGGTACATTGAAGTTGTATAAGTCAGCAACACCACCTGTGGGCATCAAGTAAACAGGTCCGCCAAATCCAGCTCTGCGGAATTGATACACTGCTTCGTTGACATCTTTCAAATCATCATCGTTGGATACAACAAACTTGAGATAGGTCATGCCCACCATCTCATAACTTTTGACAATTTCGGGACGTATA